ACAACCTCTGGATCAATTTTTACGTCTTTTATATTGCAAGATATTGATCCGTGTCGGTTTCTACAGCTCACTTGTTTTGCCGTGATGCCGTTAGCCTTTAGTTTCTTTGCTAGTTCTTGTGCCTTAGTCGTCATAGTCATGTCTCCGTTTTGTTAGTTTGTTTCGTTTTGTTTCTTTTCGTCCATGTTTCGTTTTGTCTTTTCAAGCACCTTCTTTAGAAAGACAAGCATTGCAATACCTAGCTTTGTTCCTTCGTCTAATGCTTCCATTTTGTACGTTTTGTGTTGTGCTTTTTTTCTTCGTATTTGTTTCATGTCAATTAATTAGTTGTTAGTAATTACAGCATTAATGCGTTCTTGCCTTTGTTCAACACTAAGCCAGTCAAGCGATGCAACGTGCTCAATTTCACACATAAGACGCCGATGAGGCACACCATTCGTATATGCCTGATAGAACGGAATCAGCATTGTAAGAATGTCAAAGCTAAGCTCTTTGGGGCACAATCGCTTGCAATGCGATAGGTATTGATTCCAGGTATATTTGTTAGATTGCTTTTCGTCTCTCATAGTCGTGTCTCCTGTTAGTCGTTATCGAGTTGAGCATTTTTATTGATTCAGTGTGATACTTATTAGTTTCGCCAACGATTTCTTAACCAACGTTACGTTATTGGTAACGTGAACGGAGCTTTCCGTTTTGACTTCGTATACGTAGGGGAATGACTTACTGTCAGTCGCTTGAGCACTTATCACCGTTCCTACTTCTCCGCTTTCCAGCTTTACTTTGTCGCCAATTTTAATTGTCATATAGTCATATCTCCGTGTTGTTAGTTGAGTTACTCAGGCAGTCTAAGATTGAGGAATACAGGGTTAATGCCGATCCATTGGATAATCTCTCGGCTTGTGGTGTCACGACCGAATAACCCTTCCTTAGGGAATCGGTAGCCCGTTACTCTCATGATGATAAAAGCAAGAATGTTCATAGTCCGTGTCTCCAACTTGGTAAGTGTTAATCACTCACTCAATAACCACAGTATACATACTATGATGACATGATACAACTATAAAGATGCAGATATTTTGTGGTAGGTAACTTGCCGAATAGGTTAGGGATAGTGAGATAGTTGAAGAAAAGTGAGGCTTCGATTGAATAAAATGGGGTCCGATTTCGTCTTCATGAACATGACTCGTAGCGATAGCGGAGAGGCATACAACCCGCAGGCTATGGCCGAGGACATGACCATAAACTACTACCATGATCGTTTCAGATCGTTTACGTTGTCATAGTGGACAATAGTTTCAATGCTATGACTGTGACTAAGACTAGGCATGCCCTGACAGCTCGCACACTGCGCAGGAGTAGACGGGATTGCGGCATGCTATACCGACTTATCCGCGCAAGGTTGGGCATCACACAGGTCGCCATGGCGGCTTTAATGGGGTGTAGCAAGGATGCGTTGGTAAGACGTGAGCACACTAAGAAGCTCTACACAGTAATAGAGTTACAGGCACTCAAGGACATAAGCGGGATGAGTGATAGCGAATGGCTAGAGTTACTCAGAGAGATAGCTAAGTAGCAGTAATCATTAAGCATACCAACCTAACCTATTGACATGACTAGCCTATCCTTACTTAACGAGAACCAGGAAACTATTAAGCTATATATCTCACGTGCAGGGTGGGCCTACCCCTCCGCCGCAGCGAAGAAAGAAGTTCTTCTTTGTAGCAAGAAACCGTTTCAAGTTCGGTTGGGTGGCTCTGTGTGTGGGCGTAGGCTTTCTCGTTTCGATTTCGATTTGAAAGTGGCGGCGTTTGTCCACTCCCCCATATGCCATCTCCCACGTAAAAATCCGTTTTTATCCACTCAACCCTCGTTATAGGCCACACGCATGGAAGCTGATTCCGATCTCGATTTGAAACAGGCCGTCGATTCTGAGGAGACGGTCGCTGAAAAAATTCCCGAAGTAGTTATTGGGCGTCCAATAGTTATCAACCCTCCTAGACGTAAGGACTACAGTAATCAGCGGTATGAGAAGGACGCTGAGACCTGTGGCGCTGTTACCCGGCTTGCGAAGTTGGGGTTGTCGAAGAGTGCTGTAGCTATAGCGTGTAGGCTTAGTCCAAATGAGCTGACTAAGTGGTATGGCGAGGAGTATGCGGCTGGCCAGGCTGGTATGCAGGAGGTTGTGGCTCGTGGTCTGATGGAGCAGGCGATGGCGGGGAACCCGCAGGTCTTGATGTATTTGGGTAAGTCTAAGTTAGGTTGGACTGAGGCTAATACGGTTGAGCACGTTGGCACTATAAACGCTGTTGTGTCAGCTAAGCCGTTGTCACGTGATGAGTTTGAGGCGAGGTATCTAACTAATAACAGTGAGGAAGAGGATACCGAAGCATAAATAAACGTAAGTTTATGCAGCAGAAATACTTAAATCCTAGTGCGGATGAGGATGAGGATTGATATAGTCCTTGCTGCAACGGTCACATACTGACAGCCTTTTTACTGTTTCGAGTTGTGATGTGTGTTTGAAGACTAGCCGAATACGAACAGTGGTAGGTGTCTTACGTTGCTTGACTTAAAACATGGAGACAAGGCGTGACTGCCAAGATTCAACAGAACATCCTATATTATTATTGTTGTCCTAAGTGCGGCTATATGAGCATTGGCGTTACTCATACGGATTGGCTGCACTGTGGGCACAAGCGTTGTGGCCTACGGTTTATACGGTTTGGTAATACGATTACAAAGGATGAGTACAATCGTGTTTGGGGCGAACGATAGTGAGCTTAAACTACGAAGTAGTGAAGGGATAAGCGTAATGAAAACACCTGAGCAACACGCAGCAAGCTGCGCTGAAAGAGCCATATTGGATTACAACAATGAGGTTATTGGCAAAGGCAAAGATATTAACCAGCTTTTCATAGGTTGTTTTATGGAAGGTTTTCTTGTTGGAAGACGAGCAGGATTGCCAGATAAGATTAAGTTTGAACAAGAGTTGGGTCGTGTAAAATGCTTAGAGAGTGCCAACAAGCTTTTACGTGATTCTATTAAAGAAATTGAAACTCATTATTTAACTCGATGTGTAAGATTTCTACAATCGTTTCACATGAAGGTTTGGTGGAAATGTTCAGATATTGGATTAGCTTTTAAGGGTCTGCTTGGGGCTTTCGGATTGCGCAACAGATATGGACGCGATTACAGAAGTAGTCTTCATAAGACTTTAGAAGCATACCTAAATGATGAGAAGAATAAATGAAGACACCTGAGCAGATGGCAACGAGGCAAACACTCGGGCTATGAGATTGGAGGCAGAGAAGCAATGAGCGATTCAAAAGTAGTTGACCTATTGGGCTATAAGTATGCGAAAAAGGCAAATAGCTCACATAGCTATGATGCTCTAATGTATAACCTCTTTATCAAGCAACCGCAGAAGAAGACCACCGTAATCGAGTGGACAAACGTCTCCAATAGATTGCCAAGAGGCAATAGCAACCAATGGTTTGTGGTGCTCTTGGAAGCCGTAGGAGGTCTTCGCACTATCGGTAGCTCGCAGTTTATCAATGGCGAGTGGTTGCAAATCCGTGAAGGGCTTGTCCTCGTGACTCATTGGGCTGAGATGCCGAAGGAGTTGCCATGAGCAAGACACCTGAAGAGTTGGCAGAGGAGTATATCAATCATGTATTGGAATCGCAGTGCGATTGTAGCTATCGAATTGCCTTCTTCGCTGGCTACCAAGCCGCAAAGGATCAGCTTGCTGACGCCGACAAGGTGATGCCGCAATGGATCAGCGTTAAGGATCGGCTGCCAGAGGATGGCGTTGAAGTGCTGGTCGTTTCTGATGGAGAGACTGGCGCATCGTGGCATGAGGCTGGAGAGTTTGGTTGGGCAATAGGTGGCACAGTTACTCATTGGGCGCCGCTACCCAAGCCGCCGGAGGAATAATGGGCATTGAACACCGCATGAAAGATGAGACAGACGACAACTATTGGAAGTGCCCTCACTGCGGATGCGTAGAAGAGTTTGACGTTGATATGCCAAAGGATAATGCGATTGAGTGTAGTGAGTGTGGCGATAAGTCAGAGCCACATGACAACATGGCAACGTGGGAAGATTTCTGGGTTTATTGCCAGAACTTGAAGGGAATATAGGTGACTGAAGCCAACGAGCGTATAGTTTGGTCGCCGCAATCTGGTCCCCAAGAGATGCTAGTTGCGTGTCCTATTACGCTGATTGGTTATGGTGGTGCTCGTGGTGGAGGCAAGACTGATGGCGTATTGGGTAAGTTTGCAGTCAACCAAGAACAGCTTGGCGAGGCTTTTAACGCTATCTTCTTTCGTAAAGAGCTACCTCAAGCAGACGATCTGATAGAGCGAGCCAAGCAGATTTACTTACCGCTTAGGGCGCACTGGCAAGACCAGAAGAAGCAGTTTACGTTCCCCAATGGTGCAAGGTTACGGTTTAGACCACTAGCTGATGATAGCGATGCTGAGAAGTATCAGGGACAGAATTTGAGTCATGCGGCTATCGAGGAGGCAGGTAACTTCTCTAGTCCTAGTCCAATCTTTAAGATGTTTGGAGCGTTGCGAGGTCGTGGACGTGGCCAGGTCATACTTACTTTTAACCCTGGCGGCGTAGGTCATCACTGGCTTAAAGAGCTGTTTATTAAGCCAGCACCGATGGGGAAGAAGATACTTACCAAGGCGTTACCTAACGGGAGTAGCTTTGACTACATTTATATCCCTAGCCGTATAGCAGATAACAAAATTCTACTTGCTCAAGACCCAGAGTACATTAACAGACTTCACATGGTTGGTAGTCCTGAGCTTGTACGAGCGTGGCTAGAAGGAGATTTTGAGATCCATGAAGGTAGCTACTTTCCAGAGTTTAGTTCACGCCACATTATCCCTCCTTTTAATATCCCTAAGCATTGGCCTCGTTACCTTGGTTATGACTGGGGGTTTCGCAGTCCTTTTGCCGCTGTGTGGGGTGCTGTTAGTTCTGGACGAGATGACAAGGGTAACGAGGTACCTTACCCAAAAGGTGCGATGGTTATTTACAGAGAGATGCATGGCAAAGGTATCGACAACGTGCAGCAAGCAGAGCGCATTGCCTCAGTATCAGTTGGAGAGAACGTCCATGCAGCAGCAGACCCTTCCATCTTTAACAACCAAGGTGGACCAAGTATCGCCGACCAATTCCACACAGTGTTTGCAAAGTACAAGCACCCAAACTTCAGGCAAGCGGATAATGACCGTCTATCAGGGTGGTCGCAGATAAGACAACGGTTGGTGGCTAAGCCTTCTCTGTTGTATATTACCACCAACTGCCCAGGACTATTAGAAGCTCTGCCTAGTTTGGCGATTGACAAGCGAAGGCCAGAGGACGTTGATACAGAAGGTAATGACCATCTTCCAGATGCTTTACGCTACCTCTGCAAAGAACGCTTAATTGATAGTAAGTGGGAGCAGCCAGCAGAAGTATTCAACAAAGGTGTGATTAAGTTACAAGCGTATATCGCACAGATGCGGTCGCAACGAGGTAGAGCTACGATATGAAGATTAAGCCATTAGTCGAACGATTCTCTTCTACCTATTGGAAAACCGAGATTACTCGTGCTGAAGAAAGGTCGAAGAAGTTCTTCGAGATGGCTGAAGAATCTATCCGTGTTTATAATGCTCAAAAGCAAGTAGGTATTCTAAATGATACTGAACGACGACTTAACGTATGGTGGTATTGTGTTAATACTCTCCTACCTGCTTATTATTCTTCCACGCCAAAAGCAGAAGTAAGCCTTCGTAAGCGCACTGGCGGAACAATCGAAGAGCTATCCGCAACAATGCTAGAGCGAAACATCCAGTACAATATGGATGTAAACTTCCCCTTTGATAACGTGGGATACAACGCTGCATTGCAGTTCTTGCTTACAGGACGTTCTGTTCTTTGGGCAAGATACGAGGCAGAGATTGAAGAGAACGAAATTGAGATAGCTCTCTTCCAAGCTCCAGATGGGTCTTTGATTGACGACAAGGGAGCGCCGTTTACCCAAGAGATACTTGAGCAGAAAGAAGGGCCAGGAGGTCTAATCCTTGCTACCGTTAAGACTGAGGGGAAGAGCGAAGAGTATGCGCTACTTGATGTAGTTCAATACAACGATTACTTCTGTTCAGATGCTCGCAATGAGACAGAGGTAGAGTGGCGTTCTCGTCGTGCGTACCTTAACCGCTCGCAAGCTGAAGAGTTGTTTGGTAATGGCATTGCAGATGAGATGCACTTTGATTCATTTCCAGATAAGTCCATAAAAGACTGGAACAAAGATGCCGATAAGTATGAAGGAAAGGCAGAGGTCTTTGAGATTTGGTGCGAAGAAACCGAGACAGTTTACTGGGGCCATAAAGCTGCTAAAGAGTTTATCATCCACAAGTCTGAGCCACCTATAGACTTTGAAAGCTTCTATCCTTGCTCTGTAATCGCACAGTCAGCGGATCCAGATAGCGTGATTCCCGTATCAGACTATGCGCACGTTAAAGACCAAATCCTTGAGATTGAGCGGCTTACAACCCGTATTCATGCCGTAACTCAAACTATCCGCACCAACGCTCTCTATGACGCTTCTCTTGGCTTACAGGTGGAGCAGCTTATGATTGGTGACTTAAAGATGGTGCCAGTAATGAACTGGCCGTCCTATAAGTCCCGTGGTGGCATCCAGGCTGGCGTAGAGTTTATGGACATTGCTCCATACGTTAATGCTCTCCAACAGCTTCAGGCAGCACGACAATCAGCACTATCTCAGTTGTATGAAACACTCAAAGTAAGCGATCTGCTTCGTGGGACTAGCGACCAATACAAGTCTGCTACCGCTAATAGACTTGAATCACAGTGGTCGTCACTTGGCCTTGTAGTTAGGCAGAATATGTTCTGTAAGTTTGTTTCAGATGGCATTGAACGTCTTGGAACGATTATTGCAGAGCAATTTGACCCAGAGACAATCTTTGATGTTGGTGATGGCGATAGAATGATTGAGGCAGTGTTGCCTCCTCCTCCAGCTCCACAACCAGGTCCCGATGGTCAGCCAATGCCACCAATGGGACCACCACCTGAGATACAGATCCAAATCTTTAAGCAGAAGATTATTAGCTTACTTAGAAGCGACGATAGGTTGTCATACCGCATCAGGATTGCGTCCGACAGCATGGTAGCTATTGACCAAGCTCAAGAGCAACAAGAGGGCGCTGCACTTATGTCGACTTGTGGCGAGTTTTTCAATCAGATGAAAAGTTTGATTGAGCAATACCCACCGCTACTTGGATTCTCTATTGAGCTATTCCAAAATGTAATCAAGCGATTTAAGTCTGGCAAAGAACTTGACGGTATCTTTACTAAAGCATTGGTGCAGATTGGAGAGATTGCTAAGGCTAAGGAAGAAGCAGCTAAGCAACCACCTCCTCCAGATCCAGTTATGCAAGAGATGCAAGCTAGGATGCAAATTGCTCAAATGGAAGCTCAAGCACGCATCCAGGCAGTGCAGATCCAAGCTCAGGATAGTCATGAAAAGAATGTCTTGTCTGCTCAAGAACAGCAGATGAAGATGCAGCGTGAGCAGCTATCTGGCAATATCCAGCTTCAAAAAGCACAGCTAGAACAGTATGTAGCTGAACAAGAACTAGCATTGAAGCAGCAGGAATTGCAGATTAAAGCTAACTCAGTTCAGGTTGATATGCTTAAAGTTCAGGCAATGACGCAGAGCGATAGCATGAAACATGAGATAGCAACCGAGAATAACCGCTTGCAAGGATTGCTCAAGGTTCAAGAGCTTGATGCTAAGCAGATGCAGTTCCGTCTATCTCAACAAGAGAAGTTGATGGAAGAGCGGCGATTGCAGCAAGAGCAGCAGATTGAAATGATTCGGATGCATATGGATCAGATCAAGCCTAGCGGCATGATTAACATGGGAGGTTCTAGCGGAAAAAAAAGTGGTAAGATTATCACCGACGAGAACGGCAACCCCACAGCAATAGAAGTAACCCATGAAGCTGGCCCTAAAGTTAATAGAATCCATCTTGATGAGGACGGAAACCCTTCAGCAATCGAAATAGGATAAAACATGGCAAATGCAATTTACCCAACAGCAAAAGATAAGTGGATGAACCCTGGAACGCTTGGCGTTTCTAGCGGTACTTCTATTGACTTGATCGATGACACTATCAAAATAGCGTTGATCGACACTGGCATTTATACCTATAGCGCAGCACATGAGTTTTTGATCTCTGCTAATGCTGCTATTGTTGGAAATGCTCAAACGCTCAACACTAAGACCGTAGCAAGCGGCGTATTTGATGCAGCGGATGTTACGTTCCCTTTGGTAAGTGGAGCAAGTATCGAAGCTCTTATTATTTATAAAGATACGGGAGCGCCAGTCACATCACCACTTATCCTTTACATCGACGTAGTAGCAAGCGGTCTACCCTTAACACCATCAGGCGGAAATGTTACGGCGACTTTTAACGCGTCGGGAATATTTGCGCTCTAATATGATTGAAGAAGCACCAGCCTCTACACTCAAAAGCATCTCTCTATCTCTTAACGAGTACGGAGAGCTAGTCATTGATGCCGTGGACGGTAACAACGAAGATGTAAGCCGAGCAGCACTTCCTTTCCCACCTGGTGCGTTTTTATTGGCGTTTAACCCTCTTACCTCTGATTGGACTACTGTACCGACGCAAGAGATTCCAGAGGGATACGAAGTAGCGAAAGTTATTAAGAAGGCAGGATAATGGTCGCTTTATCGAGCATGGACGACTACATCAATAGAGCATCGAACGGCTA